ATGTTACAATAAAAGCAACCACAGTCGTTTCTCTAACATATTCATTTTAATGTATAAAAATAACAACAAGATGCTTGATCCAAATAAGAAGTCAACAAAAAAAGTCAAGCAACCAAAAATTTTAGTAAAAAAATAGTCGAAATATTATAAACAAAGTTTAATATATATGGCCTTAAATAAGGGTATCGGTAAACAAATACAAGTCGGTGTCTCTCAAGAATCAACAAGAGGTACCGCAAGAACACCAGCATCATATTGGTTGCCAGTCGATGATTGGTCAATCGAGGAACGTTTTGAAAACGCAGTAGATTCACAAACCTACGGCATAGTCGAGGATAATGTTAGTCAAACACGTGTTAAGAATGTTGTAGAGGGTGAAATTAGAATGCCTGTAACAGGTACCACTGCTGCAATATTCTTTCACTCACTTTTCGGATCATGTACTGCTGTATTACACTCTGCAGAAACAATTGTTTTTGATAACACTGTCGCGGTATTGCAAGGCGTACAACACAAATCATTGACCATGTTTGTACATGATCCAATTCCAACCGCATCAGGTGCAACAGCAGACTACACACATGCTAATGCAATTGTAAGTAAGATAGATATAGATTACTCTCTCGGAAACTTTGTAATGATGAATACAAGCTTCAGAGCAATTACAGGCTCGGCCGCAGCTGTTGTATTCACTCCATCACAAATCATAGAGCCAAGATTTGTACCACAATATATGACGTTTAAAGTAGCCACTACTTACGGCGGGCTTGGTGCAGCATCAGCAATAAAAATAAAAAGTGCAAAGATAAGTATATCTTCACCAGTAGATGATGATGATGTTCTAGGTCAAACTTCCCCACGAGACTTTTTGAATAAAGAGTTTTCTGTTGAAGGTACAATCGAAGCAATCTGGCAAAATGAAACAGACTTCAAGTCATCAGCATTAGCAAATACATCAAAGGCAATGAGACTCGATCTTGTTAACTCCGATGTAACAATTGGATCAACAACAAATCCGCAGTTCAGACTTGATCTAGCAAAAGTATTCTTTACAGAATTCAGTCGTCCTATAAAAATTAAGGATGTTGTCTATCAAACAGTAAACTTTAAAGCCGCCTATTCAACTACTGATAGTTTTATGGCAAAAGCTTTATTCGTAAACACAGTAAACATAGGTGCATTATAAACATTAATCTAAAAAAACATGCAAAGAAACACCACGCAAATAACATTACCAAGTGGACAAGTTGTCACAGTATATTCATATCTAACGGCCGGTGAAGCGAATGAAATAAAAGCTGTTATGATGAAAGCGATGAAAATTGATATCAGTGACTTAAAGTCTGGTGCTGATGAGGTTCCTTTAAAAGGTCAAATTGACGGAACTATTCTTATGGAACAAGAAAAGATACTTGTTCAGAAGTTAGTAGTAAAAGTTGGTGATGAAAACGCAACATATGAATTAATAAGTTCTTTGCGTGATACAGATTATTTGAAACTTGTAGAATCATTAAACAGTATCAAAACTGGAAATTTACCAGTGCCGAAATAGAGTTGGCCTGGCGGCGCTATTTCGGCTTAGGAATGGTGGAATATGAGGAGATGAACGAATTACTGCTCTGTAGAAAAATGAATTGTTTATGGACAGATCTACAGCAACAGCCTAGTTGGTTTATAGAACATATGATCCATATTCTAAACGAAGAAACCAGACAAAAGCCAAAATGAACAGCCAAGATTTAGAAATTGTAGTAAAAGTTAAGGATGAAGCGTCAAGCGGATTCCAAAAGATGTCGAAAGACATAAAGAGTAGCAGTAAAGAACTTACTGACTCTTTTCGTTTGACTGATACAAATTTAGGTGCATTAACTAAAACAATAGCAGGTGTTGGTATAGCAGGTGGTGCTATGGTAACAGCATTTTTAGTCTCCTCAGTAAGAGCGGCCGGAGATGCGCAGGTTGCGATGGCAAAAGTAGATGCAACATTAAAAGCCGCTGGAAAAAGTGCTATGCAAAATCGTGATGCAATATTGGCCGCTGCCGATGCCGCGATTAAGCTTGGTTTTGATGATGAAGATGCAGCAATTTCTATAACAAAGTTTTATCAGCGAACAAATGATTTAAAAAAAGCTACTGAACTTAATAACTTGGCTATGGACTTGGCCAGAGCTAAACACTTAGATTTAGCCTCTGCTACAAATTTGGTGAACATGGCAATCTCTGGTCAAGGTAGAGTTTTAATGCAGTATGGAATAAACATAAAAGATGCAGCAACGCCACTAGAAGCATTGAAAGAATTACAGAAACAGGTAGCAGGACAGGCCAACGCTTTCTCTAGGACATTTGAAGGACAAATGACCGTATTGTCTATTCAATTCGGAAACATAAAAGAGGCTATAGGTGGCGCATTACTTGAAGCACTTATGCCATTTATTCAACAATTTACTGAATGGCTCGGTGATCCTAAAACAAAAGAGCAGTTTGCTCAATGGACCGCTGCCTTTCAAGAATGGGCTACAATATTAATACCTGTTGTTATTGATGTATTTAAACTGTGGGCAGGTTGGTTGAAAACGGCATTTGACACACTCGTTGATATAGAAGTAAAAATATTTGAAATCGTGGACAGGGCAAAAGACCTAGGAAGTACACTAAAAAGTGCTTTTACAAACGCTGGAAGCAATATAAAGTGGGCTATAGGACTTGAGGGACGTGCCTCTGGCGGTCCTGTATCATCTAATACACCGTATATGGTTGGTGAAAATGGACCAGAATTGTTTGTACCAAGACAAGGTGGCAATATAATACCTAATGGATCAGGTGCCGGCACTCAATTATCAGTCGTTTTGAATGGTAATTTTTACGGTACAGATGAGTCAACAGCCGAGAAATTTGCCGATATGATCGCCTCAACACTTGGTAAACAACTTAAATTAAGGACAATATGACGGTAATATTAAAAAGATTCGGCCAAGATATAAGCTCGAGTATTGAGATGAAGTCTCTTGTTGTTACAACTGCGCTTACTAATGAGGTTGGTCAATTAAAATTTAGAATAAAAAGTACACCATCGAAAGCACTGGCTACGCTTGGTGCAGTTATAGACTTGTACGAAGATAGCAATCATATATTTGGTGGAACTATTACAGAAAAAAATAGTGTCGTTGAGGGGGGTATACTTCTCGGTTATGACTACACAGTAAGTGACCACAGCTTCGGTCTAAACTCTAAGTTGGTTGTTCAGTTATATGAAAATCAAGATCCGCAAAGTATCGTGAATGATATTGTTGCTACATTTACAGACGGTACTTATGGTACGACTGGTGTAGTTCTTGGTGGATTTAATGTTCAATCAATTAAATTTAATTATGAACCTGTTACAACATCAATAGAAAAATTAGCAGGACAAATAGGATGGGAGTGGTACGTAGACCCTGATAAAGATATACAATTCTTTCCTCCAAATACAGTAGTAGATGCACCATATGAAATAAATGATACAGCAGGGAATTTAGAGTGGGCAACGCTTGATATTGAACAGTCAATAATCAATCTAAAAAATAGTATATATGTTATAGGTGGTACTTATACAAAAGTATTTACAGCACTCACAACAGCAGATGTTTATTTAACTGATGGATCTAAGTCAATTTTTACCCTTGCTTATCCTTATACACCTGACACAATTGCTGTCACCTTAGATGGTGCAGCGCAAACTATTGGTACTGATCAAGTAACACCTGATGCTAGTGTTCAGGTTCAATATAACGAAGCCAATAGAATAATAAGATTTACATCAGTTCCGACTACTGGTAAAACTGTAAAAATATACGGATCTGCACAAATACCAATCGCTGCTCAAATCGATGATAACGGTTCAATTTCAACTTACGGTCAAAGACAAGATGTAATATTTGATGAGCAAATAAAATCAGTGGCCGAGGCGCAAGATCGTGGTCGTTCTCAAATTGCAAAATACGGTTCGCCAGTTTATGCCATTAAGTTTTCTACTTTGAGAACAGGGTTTAGAATTGGTCAAACTGTTCGTGTAAATAGCACGCTTTTTGGTGACAACGTTCAAGTAGTTATTAAAAAAATTAGGGGCCGTATGTATAGTCCAACACAACTAAGATACGACATTGAATGCGTAGGAACTGAGAAGGTAAATTTTATCGATATAATGAAAGTTCTAATGACAAGAGCGAACGCATCCACAGTTGTAAGTGACAACCTAGTGCTTCAAGTGTTAAAATCTATTAGTGAGTCAATGACAATCTCCGATACACTGTCGACACCAACAACGACAAGTGGTCCATACAAATGGAGTCCCGGCTCAAATGATGGATTATGGAATAAATTTACATGGTCATAAAATG